ATGGAATACAAACACAACAACAAGTAACACAACTTCGTTAGTTTTTGGTACGCAAAACACTGGCGGTACTGCTATTGCACAAGCAGCCATTTACTCAATAAACGGTACGCGCACTGCTTCATTTAATACTGGTCAACTTGGTTTCGCTTATACCAATTCTTCTGGCGTTCTTACAGAAGCCATGCGTATCGACTCCTCCGGCAATCTGCTGGTGGGGACGACATCATCCCCATCTGGCAGCGGCAACCTTGTTGTTCCACAAGTATATACAGGTACATCAGCAACAGCCGCCAACGTATATGTAGACAGCACGGGTAAATTCTTCCGATCCACTGCATCTGCATCTGCGTCGGGTACGCTTATCCGCGCACCGCAAATCCTGACCAGCGGCACGTCCTACACGACGCCATCAAACTGCAACAGCATTTATGTTGAAGTGGTTGGCGGCGGTGGCGGCGGTGGAGTCGGGTCTATATATGGGGCAGGCGGCGGCGGCGGTGGGTATGCTGCAAAATATTTTTCTGTATCTCCAAGTACGTCGTATACTTACGGAATTGGTGCGGGTGGATCAGGTTCCAGTTCCACCACTGGAAGTTCTGGCGGGAATACAACATTTACTGTTTCTTCAACGACAATAACTGGTTCTGGAGGCAGCGGAGGTGCAGGGTCTTCTACCGCAACTTCAGGCGGAACGGGAACAAATGGAGATTTAAATATTACCGGAGGAAGTGGGGGCGGATGCAACGGAAATTTTGGGGGCGCTTTTTCTGGACAGGGCGGTAATTCTTTTTTTGGTTCTGGCGCTTCGTCGGCGGCTGGCACAAGCAATTTATCAGGGTCAAATGGCACCGGATATGGCTCCGGCGGTGGAGGATCATATAAAAATGGTGGCTCTCCATCAGGTGGGAACGGCACACAAGGCATCATTCGCATTTGGGAGTATACTTAATGTCTAATCCACAAAACTGCGCTGTCATTGATCTTGCAACCAACATGGTGACAAATGTCATTGTTGCTGACCCTGCTGTTGATCCTCATCCAGAAGGTACGTTGCTTATTGCGTTGCCTGAAGGTGTTGGCATTGGTTGGAAACACAATGAAGACGGCACGTTCACGGATATGAACCCGCCGCCTCCGGTCATAGAACCCGCACCTGCACCGCAGCCAACGCTTGCTGATCTTCAAGCGCAACTGGCTGCATTAACCGCACAAATACAAGCATTGGCGGGACAAAATGTCTGATTACCAAACCCTCATAGACATAGTTGGCGGCGCAATCCTGACGGTGGCGGGGTGGCTTCTGCGTGAATTGTGGGGCGCAGTCAAAGAACTGCAACGTGATTTGAATAAACTGGAAGCCAATATGCCCAAGGAATATGTCCTGAAGGTAGATTTGGACCAGAGAATGAAACATATTGAAGATATGTTCCAGCGTATCTACGACAAACTTGACAATAAGGCGGACAAGCCATGAGCACGACGACAACCAATCTCAGTCTGAACGAGCCGTCTTACAATCAAACGTCGCCAACGTGGGATCAGCCACTCAACAACAACACCACGATCCTTGATGCCGCCTTTGGCAATACGACCTCTGTTGCGCTTACAAACGCCAACGTCACGCTGACATCCACGCAATTGCAGGTCATGCAGGTCAAGTTTACTGGCTCAATCTCGGCAAACATCATCGTGACCGTACCTGCTATTGGTGGCCGCTGGACATTCACAAACGCAACTTCGGGCGCTTACACCGTAACCATTGCTTCGGCGGGTGCAGGAACAAGCGTTGTGGCTCCGCAGGGCTACAGCACGTTGATGTTCTCGGATGGTACAAACATCGTCCTCGCGGACGGCGGCGTCATTTCTGGTGGTAACCTTGCAACGCTGAATGTGTCGGGAAACTCGGTCCTCGGCGCTACAGGAACAACAACGACCACGGTCGGTGGTCAATTAACGATTACCGGATCCACGACACAATTGTCCGTTGTCACCGATAGCATCGCAGAAATCACAACTGTTTCCGGCACGGGTGCGTCTGGCACAATCAACTACGATATCACCACGCAGTCGGTTCTTTATTACACGTCTAATTCAACGTCCAACTTCACGCTTAACTTCAGAGCGTCAAGCACGACAACGCTTAACTCTGCTCTTGCGGTTGGCCAAGCGGTAACGGTTGCATTCCTGAATACAAACGGCACTACGGGCTATTACAATAACACCGTCACAATCGATGGCGCATCCGTCACGCCCAAGTGGATCAATGGTGCAGCCCCAACAACGGGCTATTCTAACTCAATCGATACTTACACCTATACGATCATCAAAACCGCTTCTGCTACCTATACCGTCCTCGCAACCCTCGCAAAGTTCGCTTAAATGCCTACAATCGGAACGGCGGGTGCCGCATCAGCTAGGGCTTTCGGTTTTACGGGCGTTGCCACGTCGGGCAGCGTAACCATAAACACGTCTGGAACCGGCACATTTACTGTCCCTGCCTACGCGAACTCAATTCAGTTTGAGCTTTGGGGTGCGGGAGGAAGCGGCGGCAACCCCGGCGGTGCTTTCGCGGGCGGTAATGGTTCTGCGGGTGGATCAACAACCATAAGCCCCGCAGGCTACTCTCTCATTGCAAATGGCGGCAATGGCGGCAGTCAAGCTGGTGGCGACCGTAGCAATGGCTCAGGCGGCGCAGGTGGAACCGCATCTGGCGGCACAACGAATGGAACAGGTAGTTCGGGCGGTTCTGGATCACGTGGTTCTCCACCAGCAGGTGGCGCGGGGTACAATGGTGGGTCAGGGGGCTCAACTGGCGGCGTTGGTAGCGGGTATTCTACTGGTGTTGCAGGTTCAGCGCCGGGCGGCGGCGGCAGTGGGTCTCAAGCTGACGAAGACATCAATAACTCGGCTAAATCGTGGTCTACAGGCGGAGGCGGCGGAGGCGGTGGTTACACAACCCGCTCGTTTACCCCGTCAACTGGCCCAAGTCCGGCGACAGTTTTGTCGTACACAGTTGGCGCGGGAGCGTCTAGCCCCGGATACGGTGGAGCAGGTGCGGTGGGTCAATTAAAGATAACGTGGTCATAACATGATATTTACTTGGACGTTTCCTCAGTTCATTGTCAATCCAACGGCTGACGGCCTAACCAACGTGGTCACGGCGATCAACTGGATTTGCACTGGCACGGATGGCACGATTTCGTCATCTTCTTCTGGTACAGCAAACCTTGGAACGCCTAACCCCGCAGAATTTGTGCCTTACGCTGACATTACGCAGTCTTTAGCCTATCAGTGGGTGGCGGGTTGCATAAGTATGCCGTTGGTTGAGGCGCAGATTGCTATGCAGGTGGCTGAACTTTCAAAGCCCGTTATACAAACACAAGCGCCACCATTCTGAGGTTGCCATGGATCCATTCACCCTGATTGCTAGCGCAACCGCGATATACAACTCAATCAAGTCCGCAGTTGACGCTGGGCAGGATATGATGGCGACCGCGGAGAAGGTAAGCAATCTTTTTGGTAAAGTGGGCCAGATTGTCACGATCGCATCGACGCCGCGCAAAAAGAAGCTGTTTCAATCGCAGGCTGAGTTTGAGGCTGAAGCGGTCAAGATATACGCCGTCAAGGCTAAAGCCCTCGATATGCAACTTCAGGTAAAAAACTTGTTCGTTGGCCAATATGGGTCAGCGGCATGGGAAGGCATTCAACGGCAAGTGATTGAAATGCGTAAGGAAGCTGCTCGTCAGGCAGCGGCCGCGTTGAAGGAACAAGAAGAGAATCGCAAGGATGCTATTATGATTGCAAGCATTGTTGGCTTTCTGGTCTTGGGTATCGCTTTAATTGGTATCGCTCTAACATTAACGGTGAAATAATGGAAGAAAACCATTTTGATTTTGGAAAAATTATCAATATGGCGTTTCCAATTTTGGTTGCGGCTATTGGATGGCTGTTGTCACAAATAACAACACTTAATACCAAGGTTCAAGATCTTGAAAGTAAAATGCCTATGTTAATTACCGCACAGGGTGTTCCAACAGATAGCCCAATTTCTGCGGAAGCACGGTACAAACTTCGGGATGAATTGACCAAAGAAATTAACGATATTTCGGTTCGTGTTCGTATTTTGGAAAAAGTAACGGAGGGAAAATAATGGACATTTTAAAGACTTTTGGACCATTGATTGGTTCAGTTGCGCCCACCATCGCTACCGCCCTAGGCGGCCCAGTGGCAGGATTGGCTGTAAAAGCAGTATCAAATGCCTTGTTTGGCCATGA